AAATAATAACAATACCAATGGAAGCTTCTCCAGTTATATGTGATAATCTAGTAGATGCTAAATAAAAGGATAATAGAAATGAAAAAAGGGTTAATAGCAATTTGTGGTAGTAAAAGAGCTGGAAAAAGCACCGCAGCTAAAGTATTTAAAACTATGCTAGAAGAGCAGCTAATTGAGCTATCTTTAGCAAGTCACATAAAGAGTACCTCAGCTAAAGTGTTTCAAATGGATATGAAGTACTTTGAAGACCAAAAATATAAAGAAAAAGAGCTTGAGGACTATCTAGAACTTACTCCTTTACGAGTAAGAGAAATTCTAGAGGCTTTTAGCTTTAAAATAGACGACTTATCTCAAGTAGATCAAGTTAGATGCCATTATGGTAAAGTCTTTGAAACTCCTAGAAAGCTACTTCAATACGTAGGAACTGAGATGATAAACAATATAGAAAAAACTAGACATTGCCAAATCATGTCAGAGAAGATAGATTTGACAAAAATCAACGTATGTTCCGATTTGAGATTTTTACATGAAATTAACTTTTTTAAAGGACAAGATTTTGAATTTAAAACTGTATGCATTTCAAGCCATGAAGCGGAGACTATAGCTAGAGGGGACTTACATCCCTCAGAACAAGAGTTTTTTAAGTTTAAAGACACTTGTGATTTTACTATTAAAAATGAAGGCACCTTAGAAAACTATATAGCTTCCCTTCAAGAATTTGTTAGGAAAGTATTATTATGACACAAAAAAACTTAAACATAGCTTTAATATTAGTTGTAGTAGTTTTAGCCTTTCTTTACAACAGGTCATTAAAAGACAATAAAGTGCTTTTTAAAAACCTAGTTGGCAAAACCGAACAGGCTAAAAAGCTAACTAAAGAAGTGCTTTTGTTAGAGAATAGATATGTAAGTCAAGAAGAGCTTCAGAAAAAAGCTAAAGTAGAGTTTAACTCTGTAATGAAGCTACTAAATTCTACTATAAAAGAGTTGACGCAGACTAACCTAGCTATCAAAGAGAAAGCTACAAAACAAAGTAAGTCTACTATTATAGTTGAAGGTGAGGACGGATTTAGCGCTAACGAGGTATCTTTTAAAGACGGTCCTCCAGTAGGGTACGTTTTAAATTACAATGATGGAGAAGTTATATCCAAACTGTATGATTTTGAGTTAATTTTAGACTCAATAACTACAAAAGACGAAAAAAGCGGAAGATATAAGATAGCCACTAAAGCCAACTACGTTTTAAAATCTCTTAGTCTAGCTAATCAAAAATGGCTAAACAAGAAATATCCTTTAAATGTTTCTAACGGAGTGTCTTATATTGACCCCACCGAAAGAATTAAATCAAGAAATCGTTTATACTTACTAAACCCTAAGTTCAATATAGGAATTAATTTAGTAGATAAGGACATAGTTCCAACTTTAGGAGTTAGCGTAGCTTCTTACGGTCCTTCTAAAGAAGAAAGCCGCTTAAAAATATTAAACTTTTCGGCATTTCTAAGACAAGACGACTCATTAGGATTATTAATACATCCAGTATTGTTTAGATTAGCTCCTAAAACTTTTCCTAATACTTTTGTAGGTCCTAGTTTACATTTTGACAATAGTTCGGTAAATTTTAGCTTGGGAGTACAAGTAGGCCTATGAGATTAGAAGACGTAAGACAACTTATAAGCGAAAAAACAAGATTAATTGAGGTAGACGCAAAAAGCTTAAATCAAGCTAGAGAAAGAGCTTCTGATTTTTTAATGGTTAGCGCTCTTTTATTAACTTATCTAAAAGACTTAGAGACTCAGATAGTAAAGGTAAGGACCATGCAACAAGGGTCAGAAGCCAATGCAATCCTAGAAGCTCATGGAAAAAACATAACAGAAAAGAAAAACCAAGCTTTATTAGATAAAGAGTTTATAAAGTATCGGGAGTTATACGAGACCTTAGAAGCCCAAAAAAACTGGATAAAAGGTTTTATAAAAATTTTTGAAAACGCACACTTAATGTATAGACAATATAGCAAGGAGTAATATGAGTAAAGAAAGTAAAAAGTTTAATTTTGGTGCCGTTATCTCCTCTATCCAAGAGTCTTTTGATAAAAACGAAAGAAGAAAGAAACAGATTGGATTAGGTAACTCTTTAGAGTCTGCTTCAAATGACCCAAAAGACTACGTAGTATTGCCAGATTGGTTTAAAAAGCATTTTGGCATAATGGGACTTCCTTTTGGAAAGTTCATTCAGATTTCTGGAAAGCCAGACGCAGGTAAAACTAGCTTATCTCTTTTAGCCATAAAAAATGCTCAAGATCAAGGTTACGCTGTAATTTATGTTGAGACAGAAGGAAAGACTGGACCCGAAGATTTAGTATCTAAAGGTATTGATCCAGACCAAATTATCACAATTAGCACAGCTATTACCGAAGAAATGTTTGAGTCAGTACACACTTCTTTAGACGCTTTTTTTGATAAATATCCAAAGGAAAAGCTTTTGTTGGTTATTGACTCTTATGGAAATACAACTTCAATGAGAGATGCAGAACTTAAGATGACTGAAAAAGCCGCAAAAGTAGGCGGAGCTTCTCAGTCTAATAGATTAGGACTAAGTGCTATAAAAGCAAAGCAGTTAAATAACCATATCGCTGTACTTGTAGTAAACTACTCTTATGCTAATATTGGTTCTGTAGGAGAAACTAACGCTGGAGGACGAGCTTTAGAGTTCTTTTGTTCTTTAGTAATTCAAGCTTCTAGAAAAGCTTGGTACGAAAAAACAATAGGCGGAGTTAAAGTAAGAGCTGGAGCGGATGTTTTATGGAAAGTTACAAAAAACCATTTTGCTAAGTCTTTGATAGACGAAAAGGGAAGCCCATTACTGCTTCCAAAAGAAGCCGTTTTAAGAATATCATCAAAAGGATTTGAGCCTTTAACGTGAGAAAACTAACGTTGGTCGGTGACCCTCATGCTATGCCTAAGAACTTAGATAAGTTAACAGAACTATTTAAGTTAGTAGAAGAGCTAGGAAACGATACCATAATTCTTGGAGACCTTTTAGACACAAAAGAGTTAGTCAGAGGCTCTTGTTTAAACTTTTGGATAAACTACTTTAATAATTCATCGTTGTTTCATTACGTTTTAGTAGGAAACCATGATTGGTTTAACCTAGACTGCAAAGAACATTCTTTAAGTGCCTTAAAAATGATCCCAAACGTAGAACTTATAGACAGTCCTAGAATAATTTACAATAAAAAAGTTCCTAGTCTTTATGCAGCTCCTTACATTCACGATAAAGAAGAGGTAAAAAAAGTTATTGCAGAAGCTAAAAAGCTAAACATTCCACTAGTAGGACACTTAGAGATAAACAGTTTCGACTTTGGCAATGGACAAATTTGTACCACAGGTCTAGTAAAAAATGACTTTAAAGGAGTTCCATTAGTAATTTCTGGACACTTCCATAAGCAATCTATTCAAGATAACATAGTTTACGTAGGAACCCCATTTACTCATTCTTTTGGAGAAGCTAATCAAAAAAAACAAATAGCTGTTCTTTCTGAGGATTTATCTTTAGAATACATAGACGTTAAGCTTCCAGCTCACTTATCTATAGAGTTAGACGTAGAAAAACTTACTGCACCTAGTATTTCTAAACTTAATAAGTTAGCTGAAAAAAACTACGTTAGACTAATAGTAACAGGTTCTAGAGAAAAATTAACTTCTTACGACTTTACTTTAATAGACAAATCAGTTAAAATTATAAAGAAGTTTAATGACATTGCAATTACCGAAGAAAGAGTAAACGAAGAGCTTTCTAACGTAGGACAGTTTAGCTATTGGGCTTCTAAAATAAAAAACCTAGATAAAGAAACTATTAGTTTAGGTATAAAACTACTATCTGGAGAATAAATGTTAAAGTCTATAACCGCTTCTAACTTTTTATCTTGGGATCAGCTTAAATTCTATATTCCTAATGGAATAGTTTTAATCGAGGGATGGAATGAAGACGACCAAACCAGCGAAGGTTCAGGAAAGAGTGCTATTTTTAACGCTCTTTGTTGGGGAATTTACGGAAAAATACCTAAAGACGTAAAAATAGACGATGTAATTAAGACTGGAAAAAAGAGCTGTGCAGTTATCCTTAAGTTCGATAAATTTGAAATAGTAAGAACTAGAAAGCCAAACGAGCTATTTATAGTTTTAAATGGTGAGCAAAAAAAAGGTAAAGACGCAAAAGAAACTCAAACTATGATAGAAGAGCTAGTAGGTATGTCTTACGCAGCTTTTTGCCAAACTTCCTATTTCTCTCAAAACTCTAATAACAACTTTTTATTATCTAATCAAGAAGACCGAGCTAAGATATTATCAGAAATACAAGACCTTAACGCTTTTGACAAAGCTAGGTCTTTGGCTCACAACAAGCTTAAAGTAGTTTTAGACTCTATAGACGGACTAAAATACGAAATCCAAAACCATAAGGTCGATATTGACAGAATAGAAGAGCGTATTGAACACAAAAAAAACCTGAACAAACAAGAAAAAGACTTCTTAAAAGAAAAAATCAACGTTGCCGAAGACAGTATAGAGTACAATAACTCTAAAATAGCTCAAATTGACTTAGATATAAAAAGTAGTGATAAATTTGACCCAGCACTAGCTAAGACTCTTAAAGAAGAATTAAACAAAATCAACGAACAGATTTTTGGACTAAAAGCTGCAAAAAATAATTTATCAAGTGACATGAAAGCTAAAATACGTACCTTAACGGAAAAATTAGATCATGCTACTAAAAATAAAGGATTTGTAGAAAAAGACATAAGGGTTTTAACCAAAAAAGAACAAGATTTAAAAGAAATTTTAAACCCTAATTCTGTGCAAAACTGTCAAGCTTGTGGTCAGGAGTTAAAAAATGTAGATACTTCGTTGGTTAAAAAACAACTAAAAGAAGTAAATGCAGAGCTTAATAACGAAAATTTAAGGTTAAAAGAATATATAGAGGCTTTAAATACTTTAAAAGAAGAATACAAAAAAGTTTCTAGCAACACTAGCCAAGATGACGCTAAAGACGAAATAGACTTAGATATAAATAAATGCCAAAAAGCTTTTAATGCTGTAGTAGAAAAATTAGATGTACTAGAAAACCAAAAAGTAAAAGAGGCCGAAAGCAAAGCTAAAAGAGCAGTTATTGTTGGTAACTTAAATTCACAAAAAGAATATTTAGAAAAACTTATGCTTCAAGAAGTTACTGATATTACTGACTATTTAAACGAGCAAGGAGATAAAATAGCTTCTCTAAAAGATCAAGTAGAAGCTCGTAGAAGTTTATTAAAGGATAAGAGTACAGAAGCTGGACGACTAAATACCCTTAAACATTCATTTAGAGAAATAAAGACTTTTGTATTTAATTCAATCCTAGACGAAATTAATCTTAGAGCTAATAAATACTTAGAGACTTTGTTTGAAGTACCTGTAACTCTAAACTTAAGAAACGAGGATATGAAAATAGAGGCTTCTGTAGAATATAACAATGAAGAGAGAAGCTTGGGGCTTTTGTCTGGAGGCCAGTTTAGAAGGCTTTCTTTAGCTACAGACCTAGCATTATCTGACATAGTTTGTTTACGAAAAAACAATAAAATTGGAGTAATGATTTTTGACGAGTATTGTAAAGACCTTTCAGAAAGTAGCATGGAGAAGTGCTTAGAGCTGTTTAGAACTAGATCAGTCCCTGTTTTAATGATAGAACATAACTCTATGTTAAAATCTATTATAGATGAAACATACACAATAGTCTTACAAAACGGTACTTCTAGAGCAAGGATATAAAGTGGCATTAAAATACTACACTAATTCTGAAACTGGAGAAGAAAAAAGGTCTTTAAAGCCTCTAGAAGCTCCTTGGGTAGAAAAATTAGTAGCTCCACAGGCTAAGTTTCTAGAGAAAATAAACGAGGATAAAGGAATTTCTAGACAAAAAGGACTTACCGCAGTATTAAAAGAAAGAGCTAGAAACCATTCTAGAGATGTAGATTTAGATAAAACCATTCACATAAGCAGAGTAAACGGTATGGATAGTTTTGCTCAAAAAAACTTTTTAAATAAAAATGGAACTAAACGTAGGAAGATAGACGATATATGAGCGAACCATGGAAAACCAATGTATTCTTTACCTCAGACTGGCATATAGGCCACGCTGCTTCTATTAAATTTGACAATAGGCCATTTAAAGATTTAGATCATATGCACAAAGTCTTAATTAATAACTTTAACGCTACTGTTTCTGAGAATAGCATAACCTACTTTTTAGGTGACTTAGGCATAGGTACACCTCAAGACTTATCTAAAATTGTAAAACAGTTAAATGGAACAAAAATAATGATCTTAGGTAATCATGATAAACCTGGGATTGCTAGATATAAAACTATGGGTTTTAGTGCCGTTATGAACGGAGCTATGTTTAATATTGCAAACCAAACCGTTACGGCAGCACACTGTCCTTTAAGGGATGTTTACAGAGAAGATACTACAGACATGAAAGGCGCTTTAGCTGGAGAGCCTTGGCACGGAAACAGTAGACCAAGACATAGAGCTTGTGCATTTCCAGACTTTGGTCAATTTGCGCTTCATGGACACATTCATTCTAATAAAGATAAAACCAAATCTAAAAAAATACTAGGCAGACAGTTTGATGTAGGTGTGTGCGGAAACGATTATCGTCCAGTTTCTACTTCTATTATCGAGGCTTGGATAGCAAAAACTTTGAAAGAGGAAAATGAAAAAACTACTTAGTATAGACCTTAGCACCACTTCTACTGGATTTGCGACTTTTTATTGGAATGGAACCCTTTTAGATTGTGGAATAATAAAGCCTAAAAAAGTAAAAGGAAAAAAAGACGAAACAACTTACCCCGAAACTCAGCTTTTACGAATGTATTCTATATGTTCTCAGATTGTAGACTTGGTAGACAAAGAAGTGCCAGATGTTATTGTGATTGAAGAAATAGCTGGTTCGTCTTCTAGACTAGGACAAAAGACCTTAGATGGAATACATTGGATCTTAGCGGACTATTTATATAAAAACGGAACTATTAAAAAGATAGTATATTATGACGTAACTGGAGTCTCTGGATGGAGGACGCATCTAAGATTAGTTTTGTCAGACGCTGATAAACTGCACAATAAAGAAGCTAAGAAGCTAAATAAGATAACCAGAGGTAAAAAAATAATACCTATTACCTCTAAACACTTAGCTTGTAGGTACGTAAATCACTTTTTTAAAATGAACCTAGACGTAGACTTAAATAAGTCAGACTCAGATGTTTCTGATGCTATTTGTATAGGACACTCATACTGCAAGCTTTACTTAAAGTAAAATTCTCGATAAAATTTATAATATGGATCAATCCGATAAAGTTTTATATCAAGTAAGCGGAGTAAAATGGCTGTATCAGTATGAGCTAGTTTACGACCCTCAACTAATAAATCACTTAAAAATGAATATTTTAATGATTTCAAATAGAATAAAAGAGGTAGAATTACTGTTTTTTACTCCAAAAAAGCAGCTTTTAATATACTTAGAGCTAGACTGGATTGGCACCAAGTTCTATGTAGAGCAAAGAAACGAGGAGGTAACCTCTATAGTTAAGGATTTACTTCCTAGCTATAATATTCGAGTTATAACGGATATAGCCATATTAGAGGCTTCTAAAGAGCTTTTAAAGGCAAATATAGGAGCTCAGATAAGTGAATAAATTTTTAGTAAAAAATGGACAAGAAATTATAGAAGTTACGGAAGATCAGATAAGAGAGGCTTTTGTCATAGAAGGATTATCTGAGAGTGATATTGCTAGAAAGTATTCTGTTCCTAAAGATCAGATTATGGTTTTTGTAAAAGAAAACCACCTAAGAGCCCACAGAAGGGCTTTAATCACGGAAGGTCTCAAAAAGATACAAAACGTTCAAATAAAGCAAGCTAATGAGTTAATGAAGCTAGAAAGTAACTTTAAAAAACTAAAGTTAATACAGCTACAACATAGTCTAAAAGACTTCGCTGCCTACTTTGAAAAATACGGTGACTTTTATAAAAGACATCACATAACTGGCGAAGTGCTTAAAGACTTAAACGGCATACCTCTTCAATTAGACATCCCCAATGTTTCTAAAGAAATTAGTCATCTAAAAGAATCTGTGAGTATGTCAGAAGGCTTAAAAAAACTTATAAGTCGAATAGACGAAATCATTAATAACAAGGACCCAAAAGGACCTAGAAATTTAAACTCTGCCGTAGATGATTTTTTTGGAGATTAATTGAATTTAGAAGAGATGGGCTATCAAGAATTTGTAGATTTTTTTAATTTATCTTTGGAGAAGATAAAAGTAGATCCTGTTAGATACTTTATTCAGTCCCAAAACATTTTAGGAATTACATTAACTCCAGCTCAAAGAGTTATCATCAAGATAGCTTTGGGCATTAAATTAGACTCAAAAATTAAGTATGACTTATATGTAGAAGTAGTAGCAGACAAATTTACCTTAGAAGAAAAACAGTATACAGAAGAAGAAATTTACTACTTTTTAACTGATAAAAGATATGATTATAAGCGCATAAGCCAGTTTAAAATTAATAAAATAGACCTTGTTTGTGGACGAAGAAGTGGTAAAAGTCTTATAGCCGCTATTTTATCTATCTATTTAGGAGTTACTACAAACTGGAGACCCTTTCTTAGACTTACTCCAGCTGCTACAGTACTAATCATGTCTCACTCAAAAGAGTTCTCAGACGAAGTTTTGGACCTTATGAGAGAAATGCTTCAAAACTCACCATTACTTTCTAAACTAATCAATAAAGACAAGAAAAACACAGCTTCTACTTTGTTTCTTAAAGTGCCTTTTTTAGTAAATGGCGCAATAATGGACTCTCAAGTTCAGTTAAAAGTAGGAGCAGCTTCATCTAAAACTACTAGAGGCGGAGCTTGTTGCGTTATTATTTGCGACGAGATAGCTTTCTGGAACCTAGACGAAAACATGAAAGAAACGGATGTTAAAATTCTTAAAGCCGTGCGTCCTACTATGAAACAGTTTGGAGAAAATGGGATGCTTATAAAGCTATCTTCCCCAGCGATTAAGCAGGGAGTCCTTTTTAACGAGTATGAAATGGATAAGAGAGGGGAGCTTCCAGAGACTTATGCGGTTTTTAAAGCTCCTAGCTGGTTTATGAATAACGTAATTCCTATAAAGGAATACTATGAAGAGGAAAGATTAGACTCAGAAGCTTTTGATAACGAGTATAGAGCTAATTTTAAAGATTCTTTATCCAACTTTATTTTACCAGAGACAGTAGAAAGAGCGGTTTTAAAAAACGTAAAGTTTTTAGCGCCAAGTGCAGATAAAAACGTTAAGTATTATGCTTCTATTGACGCTGCGTTTAAGGCCGATAGATTTACATTTTCTTTAGTAGGAATTACCGAAAACAGGGTAACTCAGTATATATCCAAAGGATGGGAAGGTAGTAGAAGAGTTCCTATAACCTCTTCTATTGTAGCTCAATGGATTAAAACAGCAATAAAAGACTTTCCAGTTGACTTTATCGCTGCCGATCAATTTGCTTTTCAACCTTTAAAAGAGATTTTTGAGATATATGGAGTGACCTTGAAAGAGAACACATTCACTCCAAAGTTTAAAAAACAGATATATTTTAACTTAAAAAAACTATTTCACTCAGAACAGATAGATCTATTAGATAACCCTTTACAGACTAAAGAAATCAAAGAGCTGGTAGTAGAACAGTCAGCTAGTGGCACTATAAAAATAGGTCATCCAATGGCAGGCTCTGACGATTTTTCTGACGCTTTAGCCGTTGCCGCATATTTAGCCGTTGAAAACGTATCCGCTGGAAAGTTTGAATTTGACACAGCGCTTTCAATGAACACTTACGACATCAAAATGGACTCAGAAGGAAGAGCCGTTGGAGCCGCTCCTTCGGTAGATATGCTTACTTCACAAGGATACTTAGATGCAAAAATCATAGATAATTCAGCTAGTTACGCAGTTGACCCATTAGACGGAATTTTAAAACACATAAGCAAGATCTTAGACGATGACGATGAGGACAGTGGTCCTCAGTTCATTTTTTAAGGTATAATTTGATATAAAGGGCTTTTACGGATGTCAGAAGATAAAAAAACTTCAATATTTTCAAAAATAGTAGACGCAGCTAATTTAGCGTTAGAAGATACTATAGCAAAGTCTAGAGCTTCTCTAGCTTCTAAGGGTAGTTTATCGGAAGAGGACTATTTTTATGCTAAAACATTAACAGAAGACCCAACAACTTCCGTTCATGCTCAAGGATGGAGAGAAAGAACTTCTAGAATAAACGCAAGCCATTTAAAACAGATGTCTTACCAAGATAGCGTTATAACTTCTGTTATACTAACTAGACAAAACCAAGTATCTTTACACTCTAAGCTAGTCGGCAACAAAAATCTTCCTGGATGGATGATCGAAGTCAAAGACGCAAGAGATAAGTTAGAGAAGATAAAAGAAAAAATGTCTTCTAAAAAACCTAAAAAAGATAATAAAAACGATAACTTAGAAAATCCTGACGTTTCAGCTGGAACAGATGACGATGTAGAAGAGATTGACTGGGAGTTAGAGCGTAAAGCTCAATCTGAGTTAACTAAATCTACAGAAAAGAAAAAGAAAGAAGTAGAAGCTTTTATTCAAAACTGTGGAATTACTGACAATAGACCTTTCGAGACTTTAAAATGGACTTTTGACGGAGCGCTTAGAGCGTGGGTTCGAGATTCTTTAACTTATGATCTTTATGCTTCTGAGATAGTTCGAGGAAAGCTAGGACAACCCCATCACTGGTTTCCAGTAGATGCCGCTACTATTAAATATTCTTCTAGTCAACTTAGTAACTATAAAGACGCTGCCGAACAGTTCCAAAATATTGATATTCTTTTCCCTGAGGCTAACCCTCAAAAAAAAGAAAAAGTTCAAGAAAGACTAAAGTTAGATGAAGAAGCTTTACGTTTAGATAAATACAAATGGGTTCAAGTAGTCCGTGGTAGAATAGAAAGAGCTTATACTCATGAAGAACTAAAAGTAGGCATTAGAAACGTAAACACTGATATTTATAATAACGGATATGGTATTTCAGAATTAGAGCTTTTAGTTTCGTTAGTTACTGGACATCTAAATGCTGAATTTTATAACCAAGCTTATTTTACACAAGGATTTAGCGCAAAAGGAATTTTGCACATTAAAGCCAACATCTCTAGAAGAAAGATAGAGACAGTTCGCCAACAATGGCAACATATGTTAAAAGGAAGCAGAAACTCTTTTCAAACTCCCATTTTTGCAGGAGTAGACGAGGTTTCATGGATACCTTTGACTCAAAATCATACAGATATTGGTTTTGAAGGCTGGATGAGATATCTAATTAGAATGATTTGTGCCATTTACCAAATAGACCCAGCTGAAATCGGAGTAAATTTAAAAGATGAAGGCGGAGGAGGAATGTCTGGAGATAACACTAAAGAAAAGATAATTCACTCCAAAGGTAGAGGTCTTTATCCTTTAATGAGACACTTAGAGAACTATATAAACATTAATATATTAGCTCCATCTTATCCAGAATTTGAGTTTAAGTTTTGTGGCTTAACTGGCGAAAGCGAAGAAGAGTTAGTAAACAGACTTGAAAAAGAAGTTAAGTTTGCCAAAACGGTTAACGAAATTAGAAAAGAATTAGACTTACCGCCACTTCCTGGAGTAGACGATCTAATTTTAAACAATGATTATCTTAACCATTATAATAGATATTCTAAGAAAGCTCAAGAAATTCCAGACCCAGCTATGGCAGGATTTCAGCAAGACGGAGCACCGCCAGAAGGGGAAGAAGAAGAAAAAGACCCTCAAGTAGAAGAGGCTTTTGCTTTACTTAATAAATCTAAGTCGGTACAATCTAAAGGAAAAAAAGTACCTAGAATTATAGAGTACTACTACGACGAGGATTAAAATTGTCTTCTATAAAAATAAACATTCCTAAAGGTATGAGTCAGGACCAAGCTGACGACATACTTTTAAAAGCTCTGAAAAGAAAAGAAGGCGGTAACGTTGGTTCTTCTGTTTTTGAAGACGAAATAATGAGGGAAGTGTTTGATATTTTTAAAGAAAACTACGAAAAAATGTCAGAAAAGCTAATAAAAGAGATCTTAGATGAACTTAAGTAAAGAGCTTTTAGCCAAAATCAAAAAAATCATTGAAAAAAACCATACCTTTCTAACCCTTTCTGTGTTAGGAAAGAGCTCCTTCACTAAAGAAGAGATAGAAGAGCTCAAAAAATTAACAGGCAAAGAACCCAACAACGAAAAATCCTTGTTGGAGTATGTTTATCTTTCTAACTTTGCAGATAACCCAGTTAAAAACTTAAGTGAATTAGACTCTATAAAAACCCCTAGAAAAGACACAATACTTCAGTCAGATGAAGTTATAAAGACTTTGATAGCAAAATTATCCCAAGACATGAGTCAAAAAATACTAAATAGCCTTATAGACGTTACTAGAACGTATAGAAACGAGGACTTCACAGAAGCTCTTAAAAACAAGTCTTTTTCTGAGATAAAACAGAGATTTAAAGACATATCCGAAGACGGAAATAGAGACTGGGGAAGAGTAGTTGCTACAGAAATGTCAAACTTAATAGGTTATGGTTCAGTAGACAAAATCTTAAAAGACGGAGGCGACCCAGATGAAACCTACGTATTTAGAAAGATCGTAGGGGACATAAAAACTTGCCGTTGGTGCCGTAAGTTTTACGGAGAAAATACTCCAAAAGTATATAAACTATCGACTTTATTAGCTAATGGCTCTAACTACGGTAAACTCAAAGAAGACTGGCAAGCCGTAGTAGGTGCTACACATCCTAATACTAGAACAAGCCAGATAATTGAAATCCCAGTAGGTTATATCCCAAACTCTTCTGGAATGCTTACTTTTGTAGGTAAAGAAAAATTCTTAGAATTTATTGAAGAAAATTTAGAGGCTTAGGTTTACTTTTTAATCTTTTTTGTATAAAATTTATATATGAAAAAGCTAGAAGAAGGACAAATAATCTTTAAAAAAGAGACCCCAGAAGAACTATTTTATGTTTTAGGAGTCAAAAAAGAGACGCTAAAAGAGCTTGTAGTATCTTTTTTAGTATTAGATAAAATAACAATGGAGTCAAAAAAGGGACTAAGTTTAACCATTAAAAAAGATGAGTTATCTAACTGGAATGAGTTTAAACTAGTATGAGTCAACTACAAGAACTGTTAACTAAACTTCAGAAACAAAAATCTAAGATAGAGCTTTTAAATATCTATAAGCAGGTTTTAAACCAAACGTCTATACCAGAATCCGACACAGATAAGCATCTTAAAGAAGTTGAACAAGACGTTAAAAATTCTATTATTCTTTTTATTGAAAAGTTTATAGAAAAGTTAGAAACGGTAGAGTCTGCCGCTCCTACTACAGTAGCTCCAATAGTTAGCAAATCAGAAAATAAGGGACCTATTCCAGAACCAAACTTCTCTTTAGACTTATCTGAGAAGTATTCTTTAATAGAAAAACAACAATTTGGCATTACTCACAGACACTTAGCAGGGAAGGTAGTTTATGTAAACGACCCCTCTGGAGAAAACTATAGTGGAGAAGTTGTGCAGTTAAATTGTCCTTACGTAATAGTTAAAACAAGTTTAGGAATAAAAAAAGTAACCTTAGAAAATATTAGCCTTGGAGAATAGAGATGGGTAAAAAGAAGACGCCAACAAAATCATTTGAACACGTAGTATCAGACATGACGACCAAAAAGTTCGAGCCAGTAATTAAGAAGCTTATTGCAGAGTCTTTCAGTCAGTTTGCTTTTAAATATAACGATACGTTAAGAGACTTATTTATAAAAGTAGCAGTTATCGACGATATTTTAACTGAAAAACTTGAAAATATTAACTTTAACGGCATAGCTAGTAGGGTAGCAGATAAACAAGACGTCATGGAAGGTTACAAAAGCATGGTAGCTTTAGAAGACAAAGTTACCGCTAACGATAGAGTTAGAATTTCTATGGAAATTAAAGAAAAAAACGCAGCTGATTTTGGAGAAGTTCAAAAATTACAGATAGATGCGGTAGGTTCTGGACAAACTTTAGGCGTTGAGTTTGAAACTCATTTAATAGATATGGGCAGTTCTGATACAAAAGAAGTTATTCTAAAAGGTAAGGACGAAACAGATCAAGTAGCTGGAGTAACTATTAGAGTTGTAGTAGATAAAATCTCTAGAAAAGAGGCATAAAGTGAAGATTGCAATGAGAAAAAAATTAGTGGCAGTAGAGCCAGACACTAAGCCAAAAGCTAGTGGACCTTTTGTTGGATTGGACTCTGATAACAACACTTCTGGAATAGTTAGATTTTTAGGTCCAGACGTAGACCAAGACATTAAAATAGGCTCTAAAGTGTTTTTTGCAAGTAAAATAGCTAACTTAGTCATAGAAGGAAAGAATTTAAGTATCATGGAGTCTGATAATATTGTAGCCATTGTTGAGGATTAATCAGATGTCTAAAAAAACTCCTGTAAAAAGTTTAGATTTAGATACGGCTAAAACTTCTGTAGAAAATAAAATAACTATGACTTCCCTCTTACTAAGTTATCAGTTTGAGTATGGCGTTAACTTTAACGAAAGAATAATAAATCTTACTGGAGACATAGACGAGACTATGTTTTTCGTTTTAGACTCAGCTTTAAATGAGATGGAAACTAAATCCAAAAAAGATATCGTTATTAAAATTCATTCCGTAGGAGGAAATGTTTACGATGCGTTGGCTATCGTAGGCAGAATAACTGAGTGTAAGTGTAAGATAATTACTAAAGGGTACGGTTGTGTAATGAGCGCAGCTACATTAATATTAGCTTCAGGCACTAGACGAAGAGAAATATCTAAATACGGTAGATTTATGTGGCACGAAGCTTCTTACTCTTTAGAAGGTAAACATTCAGAAATAAAAGCGACAGTAAAAGAAATGGAAAGAGAAGAGGCTTTATTTTCTGAGTATATGGCAGAATTTACCAAAAAAGATGCTAAATTCTGGAGATCTACTGGAGTACACGAAGATGCATATTTTTCACCTAACCAGCTGAAATCTTTTGGCGTGGTAGACGAGGTATTTTAATGAATATATTTGAGCAATCAATTTTAGAAATGTTAGAGGTAAAAACTACTCCTAGAGTAAGAACTACCAAAAACTTCGCTCCTTCTTTATTGGGATCGCCTTGTGAAAGAAAGATATACTACACTTATAACTGTGTAGCAGAAGAGGCAGTAAAGCAGACTTTACCGCTAAAAGTAGCTTTAGAGGCTGGAAAAGCTTATGAAGAAATAGTTTTAAGCTTTCTTAGAAACGCAGGTATGACTTTAGTCGAAGACCCTACTTCTTTTAATAAACAAATTCAGATATCTAGCCCTGAAATAGGCATAAATAAGGCGTTTATAGACGTTTTGCACGTTAAAGACAACGTAGCCTATGTAGCAGAGATAAAGTCTTGTACTTTAAAAGATTTTAAGGATATAGAAAAGAAAAACCTTCCGAAACCAACACACTTAGTTCAAGGCGTTTTGTACTTATATATCTTAAGAAGTATGTTAAAAAACGGCAGATTAGCTCACCTAAAAGAGATGAAAGACGTAAAAATCATAAAAAGCATATCTTTTATCTATATATGTAAGGATTCTGGAGCTATAAAGATCATGGAGTTAGATAAGGCCGATGGAGTTTTTACCGACATCTACAAAAAGATTACTAGAATTAAGGAATTTTCTGAAAAGAAGATACTCCCAGCAAAAACTTTTGACTTTTGTATGAATTGTTCCTTTAAATCCAAGTGTTACAAGGAATTTAATGACATTTAATTCAAACATCTTAGCTGTTTTTATTAACTTTTATGTAATTTGTAGATATAATTTTGATATGAAAGAGGCTGTAACCATTTTAAAAATTAGACAACAATTAAGGAACAGCCTTCTTTTTTGTTTAAATCAATCTATAATTAATTTTAAAGTAGCTAATTCTTTAAAACAAGACATTAAGTTTTGTAATGTTTTATTAGAGTCAATAAACAAACAATATAATGAAAAGGTATACAAATGAGTAATCTAGGAATAGGTTTAAGAGTTTCTTTAGTAGCAGTAGTTATTTCAGCGTTAATAGTTCTTTCTGGTACTCCAAAAGAAGTAAAGTCTTTTGCTAAAGGCTTAGGAATTGAAGCTCCAGTTAATGATAATCCAATTATAATCCCTTATAAAAAAGAATTTATCCCAGAAACTACTAACTTAGGTTTACTTCCAACAAAAGAGCAACAAACAGACGAACAACCAGAAAGACTAACTTTAGAAAAGGGTAGTTTTTACTCCTTTAATAGTGTTGTTACTGGCGCCTACGTTGCTACTTCTATGCAAGCTATAATGAAGCTAGACCAAGAGTTAGAAAAAGGCAAGCCTTTATATTTAGTTTTAAATACCCCTGGAGGCTCTATTTTTTCAGGAGTAGAGTTTATTGATTTCCTAAAAGGATTAGATAGAGAAGTTAAAACAATTTCTTTATTTAGTGCATCAATGGGATTTGCCTTCGTTCAAGAGCTAGGAGAAAGAATAGTCACGGATAACTCTCTTCTAATGGCACATAGAGCAGCTGGTGGAGTAGACGGTCAATTTGACGGAGAATTAGAGTCTAGATACAACATGATAAAAAGAAAAATAGACCTTTTAGAGATAAGAGCGGCAAAAAGACTTCAAATTCCACTAAAAGATTATAGACAAAAAGTATTAAATGAATATTGGGTTCACGGTTTTGACGCAGTAGGAGACAAAGCTGCCGATAAAAACGTAAGGTTAAAGTGTGGTAGTAGTCTTTCTGGTACATATGTAGAAGAAGTTCCTTTTATTTTTGGAATAATTTTGCAGGTAACTTTCTCAGAATGTCCTTTGATAAAACAGCCATTAGGAATTACAGCTAAACTTCCAGAAGAAAGCTCGAAAGAATTAGTTAAACAAGCAAAATCTTTAGTAACTGAGCTACATTCTAATAAAGAAACCTTCTTTAATAATTATGTAAAGACTGGAAGATATAGGTTGTTTTTCAAGTAAATATGAAAAAACCTCCTCTAAAACTCCTTAATAATAAGACGTTACCTGAAGAATCTACTTTTTTTAGGTCATGTCCCTTATTTTTAAGCTTTTTACCAGAGAAACCGTGCCCAAAAGGAGCTCCTATTTATAATAAAGCGAAGATACAATCGTTAGGAAGCTGTGCTTGGTCTATAACCCTAGAAAAATATAACTACTGTTTTTGGACCTATGTATCTAAAGCATCAGAGAAAAACGGAATAATGAAAGAACACACTAATAGCGAAATAGCTAGAATTTTAGGAATTCCTTCAAATAAAGCTTCTGTAGAAATAGAAGAGGCTTTTGAAGCTCTAAAAATTCTCTTTATAAAGCACAAAACTCACACATATATTAAGTAATTCTAAAAATTAGGTAAAATATTAGAACAAGCTCTTTTTGGAGAAATAATGTCTCAAGATATTTTAAAAGCAATAATCCCAGCCGAACTATTTAAATCAGAGGACGGAGAGTGGAAAATCAGAGGTCTAGCTTCTACAAATGAGCTAGATCAACAAGGTGAGATAGTTTTGCAATCTGGCATTGACTTAACTCCTATTGACCAAAAGAAAGGCGTTATTAATTACGATCATAGACCCGGTCCAGAAAACATTATTGGTCTTTTAGACGGTTATGTCAAAAACGAGAAAGGTCTTTATATTGAAGGTCGCTTACTTAAGAACCATTCTAAAGCAAAAGCAGTATATGAGATTATGTCTTCTTTATCTGAAAAAGACAGAGGTAGAGTGGGTTTATCAGTAGAAGGCAAAATCCTTAAAAGAAACGCTTTAAACCCAAAAATTATTGAAAAATGCGAAATTAATGCCGTAGCTATCACTTTAAATCCAGTAAACAGAGCTACTTACGCTGATTTAGCAAAATCTATGCAGGTTGACTTTAACTCTGAGTCTTTGGACACAGAAAAAGATTACTCTGGTCCTGTCTCTTTTACCGCAGAACAAGTATTAGAAATGATACAAAAAGCATTAAGTGCAGGGGCTCCAGCAACACAAGCTCCAGCGGATAGAAGTGGTGGAGCTGCTTTAGGTAAAGAAGATTTGGATAAAAATTGTTGGACAGGATACAAAAGGGTTCCAGGAACTAAAGAGTTTTCTGACAATTCTTGTGTAAAAAAGAATGTAGATATGGATAAAGGCGGTCCAGGTTCTGGTCCACAAGGTAGCTATAATGCTAAGTATAGCGCACTTATGTCTAAATTTAGAGAATTATCACAAGTTCCGCAATCTAAAGAAGAGTTTGAACAAAACTCAAAAATAGTAGCCCAGAAAGTAGAAGCTTTAAACGTTGAGTATGGCAAACCTACAGGTTATGCTCCCACTTATAAAATGGTAGTTAAAAGTGATTTAATTAAGTCAAATATTTTAGAAGTTTTAGAGAGATTACAAACATTACATCCAGAAACCAAAAAAGCAGAACTTTGGGAGTCGTTAAAAGATAGGCTTTTAACTAAATTTCCAGATATAAACGAAGAATTTTAATTAGGTATAATCTAAAAGTTAGGAGAAATAACTATGAGTGACGATTTAAAAAAAGCATTAGCGGTAGCATTAGCAGCTAAAAAAGACGGTAAAAACGTTTCTGACGAGCTAGTTAACATTATTGAAACCCTTTTGACTAGAGTATTAGCTCTAGAGAACCCATAGGACTTATTATGAAAAATGATTTACAAAAGTCCATTGATATGTTAATTGACGACATTTTCGCTCCACAAGAGATGGAAAAGTCTATTGAAATTAAGCATGACGCTAAAACTACTCCTGAAAACATGGGTGAGCCTACTGCAAAGAACGACAAAGATAGAAACGCTGGTCGATCAAAAGGTA